AATGCCTAAGAAGAAAAGAGTTAAGAAGCCTAAACCTTATTAATGGATCTAAATATATCGCTGTTACCTTGGCAGCAACAGGTATGGGATGACCCAACTCGGTTTAAGGTTGTGGCAGCAGGAAGAAGAACAGGTAAGAGCAGATTAGCGGCTTATCTGCTGCTTGTTAATGCGCTGCAAGCAGATAGAGGAAATGTGTTTTATGTAGCTCCGACCCAAGGGCAAGCCAGGGATATCATGTGGAATTCTCTGTTAGAGCTTGGTCAAGGGGTCATTACTAGTTCTCATGTGAATAACATGACGATTAAGTTAGCGAATGGAGCAACGATTAGTCTCAAGGGTGCAGATAGGCCAGAGACTATGCGTGGCATAAGTTTAAAGTATTTGGTGATGGATGAGTTTGCTGACATGAAACCAGAAACGTGGGAGCTGGTATTACGACCAGCTCTCACGGATCTCAAGGGTCATGCTCTATTCATTGGGACACCAATTGGCCGTAATCATTTTTATGATTTGTATTTATGGGCTAGGAAGAAAGATGATCCTGATTGGGTAGGATTTCATTACACCAGTTACGATAATTCTTTGTTAGAGAAGAGTGAAATAGATGCAGCCAAAAGATCCATGTCCAGTTTCGCCTTTAGACAAGAGTTTATGGCAAGTTTTGAAGCGCGTGGCTCAGAGATGTTTAAAGAAGACTGGGTCAAGTACGAAGGAGAAGAGCCCTCAGAGGGCGATTACTATATCAGCGTTGACTTGGCTGGATTCGCAGAAGCAGGAAAAAGCAAACGAAAATCCAAAAACCTCGACAACACAGCAATAGCGGTAGTAAAGGTTAATCGTGAAGGTTGGTGGGTTAAACAGATTATACATGGTCGTTGGGATCTTAATGAAACGGCTAATAAGATTTTTGAGGCAGTAAAGCATCATGAGCCTCTGTCGGTAGGGATTGAGAGAGGTATTGCTAAACAAGCAGTCATGTCACCTTTGAGTGACATTATGCGAAGGAACAATCGTTATTTCCGTGTGGAAGAGTTAACACACGGAAATAAGAACAAGACAGATCGAATTATGTGGGCCCTTCAAGGGAGATTTGAAAATGGGGCGATCAAGATCTGCAAGGGTGAATGGAATGAAGTGTTTCTGGATGAACTGTTTCAGTTTCCAGATCCGCTAACACATGACGATACGGTGGATGCATTGGCTTATATCGATCAATTGGCCCAGGTAAGCTACTGGGATGACATTGAATTTGACGACCACGAATACGTGGATACCTTAGTGGGGTATTGATATGGAAGACGAAATTGATAGTTTAGCAAATGAAGAATACAGCACGATTGAAAGCTGGGTCATAGCGCAAGTTGATGATTGGAATGAGCATTGGCGGCAGAACTATGAGAACAGCTTTGAAGAGTACTACCGTTTGTGGAGAGGCATCTGGGCCGAAGAGGATAAAACTCGTCAGTCGGAGCGAAGTACTCTCATCTCTCCTGCTTTGCAACAGGCTGTAGAGTCCTCGGTGGCTGAGATCGAGGAAGCAACCTTTGGCCGAGGTGCTTTCTTCACAATCAGAGATGATATCAAGTTTCCTCAAGGGGAACCGGCTAGTCCTGAAGAAGCGCAGATGATGACAGCGCAAGCGGATATGCTAAATCAGGAGAAGCTAAAGATTGCGTATTTAAGGGATAAGCTTGGAGAAAACTTTAATCAGGCAAAGGTGCGTAAATCGGTAGGTGAGTGCTTAATGAATGCGGCTGTTTACGGCACAGGCATCGCTGAAATTGTTGTTGATGTGATGAACGATGTAAAACCAGCCGAAAGAACGATTGATGGTATGACTACGCAAGGGGTCCAAACTGACGAGAAGACTATTGTTAAGTTAAGACCAATACAACCGCAAAACTTTAAGATAGACCCAATGGCAACCAGTATTGAAGATAGCCTGGGTGTTGCAATTGATGAGTTTGTCTCTCCTCATAAGATTACGCAGTTACAAGAGCAGGGTGTTTATCTCAATGTACCTGTTGGCATGGATCCGTATGAAAGCGATAACTTGGATAAGGACCATACCTTAGTTGATCAACCTGACGATAAGGTCAGGTTGACCAAGTATTTTGGTTTGGTCCCTAAGTTTTTGCTGGATCGTTTTAATGGTGCTGATTTGGTAGACGATGCAATCACTAAAGCGATTGAAGAGGAAGTAGAGAATGACAGTGATGTTATAGAAGCTGAAGCCACAATGGTCGATGGCAATTACTACGTTGAGGCAATGGTCATCATTGCTAATCGTGCGACTGTCTTGAAAGCGCAAGAAAACCCCTATTACCTCAAGGATAGGCCAGTTGTCGCCTTTCAATGGGATATAGTACCTAATCGATTTTGGGGCCGTGGAGTCTGTGAAAAGGGCTATTCTTCACAAAAAGCATTAGATGCTGAGTTGAGAGCAAGAATTGATGCATTAGCATTAACAAATGCACCAATGATCGCAATGGACAGCACTAGGATGCCCAGGGGAGCTAGACCAGAGATAAGACCTGGGAAGATCCTAATGACCAATGGCGACCCAAGGGAAGTATTACAGCCTTTTAATTTCGGTCAGGTATCACAAATTACGTTTGCTCAAGCCGAAGCGATGCAAAGGATGGTTCAAACGGCTACAGGAGCCATTGATAGTGCTGGTATACCAGGGTCTATCAATGGTGAAGCCACTGCTGCAGGGATAAGTATGTCGCTTGGCGCTATTATAAAGCGCCATAAGCGTACATTGGTTAACTTCCAAGAGTCATTTCTCATCCCAATGGTCAAAATGGCAGCTTGTAGATACATGCAATTTGACCCCGAGCGTTATCCTGTTAACGATTATCAATTTGAAGTGCAAAGCAGCCTGGGAATAGTCGCTAGAGAGTACGAAGTCAGTCAGTTAGTTCAACTCTTGCAGACAATGGGCAATGATTCCCCTGTTTATGGTCTTTTAATTAAGGCAATCATAGAAAATATGCAGTTGGCTAACAGAGAAGAGCTCATTAAGAGTATTGATGACGCTCAGAAGCCAAATCCAGAGGCAGAAGCTATGCAACAGGCTCAAACACAGGCCGCTCTGGCTCAAGCTAAAGCGCAAACTGATCTGTATAACGGCCAAACGACTGAATTTCTCGCAAGAAGTGAGAAATATGCGGCTGAAACTGCAGCAATACCGCTTGAGATTGAAAATGAGCGTATTAAGGCGAATGCACAACTGCAAAGAGCAGATGGTGAGCTTTCTGCTGACGATAAGCGCATTATTGAGACTGCAAAACTAGAAATTCAAGAGCGTAAAGTCGGCACAGAACAGGCAAAAATGTTCGCCAATAGACAGTAGTAATAGTCATATAGTATGATAAGATTAATCATACTATATGTTGATATAGGTGCGTATGGATCTAGAGAATGAGAAATATCAGCAAGCTATGTTTGCTTTATTTCGTTCAAAGGGTTGGAAATGCTTAGTAGAAGAGCTTGAAAACCTACGCACAGTGGTTGAACGGTTAGAGGCAGTTCGGGATAACGATGATCTTAAATTTAGGCAAGGACAGCTAAATGTTATCGCCCTGGTACTAAATCTACCAACTGAAGTCGAAAGGATGGACTCTGATGCGGAGAATCTTTGATTTCAAATGTCCTGATGGACATGTGTTTGAAAAGTTCGTTGATGTTGATGAGAAAAACCTCCCTTGTAAATTTTGCGACAAGGTAGCGACTCGGATTGTTTCTTATGCAGGGCCAGTGCTAGATCCGATATCAGGGGATTTTCCCAGTGCTACTCGGAGATGGTCACTGAACAGGCAGCAGAAAATCAAAGCAGAGCGCAAGGTAACCAATTCCCAAGGTCTTGCGTAACTAAAGGTAGCCCGCCAGGGTCTTAATTGAGGGAAAGTTATGGCTGAAATTGTTGAGCAAGAGAAGGAGTCCAAACCAGACAGTAGTGCCGTTGAAGAGGCTTTAGCCTCAGAGGGGCAAGGTGAGCAGCAACAGGCTGAAGAGCCTGTGTCTAAATATGCTGATAAGTCACGCGAAGAGCTGGAACGTATGATTGATAACAATCAAGAAATGATTGGTAGACAATCAGATGAAGTACGTGCCGCTAGAGCTGAAATAGAAGCTGTTAAGGCTGCTGACAGAGTTTTGGAGAGGGCAACTCAGTCTCAAGCAAAGCAAAAGCCAGAAGAGAAGCTTGATTACTTTGGTGATCCTGAGAAGGCCATCAAGAGTACGATACAGTCTGCTCCAGAGCTGCAAGCTGTGAAGCAGGAGGTTGAAACTCTAAGGCTTGAGAACATAAAGCGAGAATTGAGTGCAGCGCACCCAGATTTCAAAGATGTTCTCAGCAGTAATGACTTTGGTAATTGGGTTGCGGCGTCATCTGTACGAACTAAAAGCTTTCAGGCAATGAATGCTGAATTTGATGTTGAAATTGCTAAAGAGTTAATTAGTTCTTATAAGGCGGCAGCGCAACAGCAACAACCTCAGTCAACAACTGCAGATCGTAAAGAGTCTGTGCTTGCTGCTTCTAGCGGCAATGTTTCGGGTAGCTCAGAAAAAACGACAGGTAAAAAACTCAGAGCATCGGATTTAAGAGAGCTTATGACAAGCAATCCGTCCCGCTATGAAGAGCTGTATCCTGAGATACTGAAAGCTTATCAAGAGGGGAGGGTTATTAATAACTAACTTTCTTTGAGGATTTAAGCTGATGGCTACTTCCGTATATCCCACGCAAACTGGTGTGAGTAATCAGACCACGTTAGCAACATTTATCCCTGAAATTTGGAGCAACGAAGTAAAAGCGGCCTATATGTGCCGTTTGGTGGTTGCTGGTCTTGTTAAAAACATGAGCATGGTAGGAAAGAAGGGTGACACCATTCATATTCCTGCTCCTAGCCGTGGATCCGTAACAGCAAAAGCCTCTGGCACCGCTGTCACGATTCAAAATGATACGGCTGGTGAAGTGCAAGTCGTTATTGACAAGCATTATGAATATTCTCGCTTAGTAGAAGATATTGCGGCTATGCAAGCACTTGCTAGTCAGCGTTCCTTCTATGTTGAGGATGCTGGTTATGCTCTAGCAAAACAGATCGATACAGATCTGCATTTGCAAGGTAAATATTTTGGTGATGCCAGCAATAACTGGGTTGGATCTTCTTCCTGGTATTGCGATGCATCAACTGGTTTAACGGCTTACGCTACAGACACGGTCAGTAGTGCAGACGTATTTACCGATGCATGTTTTAGAGATCTCATTCAAAAGCAGGATGACCTGGATGTTCCTTATGACAATAGAGCATTCGTTATTCCTCCTAGCTTGAAGAATGCGATCATGGGCGTTGACAGATACGTGTCTTCAGATTTCGTATCTGGCAGAGCAGTAGAAAATGCAAAAGTTGGTGAGCTTTATGGCATTCCAATTTATGTATCTACTAACTGTCCTGTTGTTGAGGCGGCTGCGGATAACTCTGCAAATACCAAAGACATCAAACAGGCAATGCTGATACATAGAGATACTATGATTCTCGCTATGCAGCAAAATGTTAGAGCGCAAACCCAGTATAAGCAGGAATGGTTAGCTAACCTCGTTACCTCAGATACGGTATACGGCACTAAGGCTTACCAAAATACTGGTGGATTCAATATGGTAGTTAACGCATAAAACTCCCCCTTTTTATGCATGGGGGGTCTACGGACCCCCCAATCTTTAAACTAGGGAGCCTTTTATGACTACGATAATTACAAAGTTCTCATCGACTGCTGCAGCTGTCCCTAGTTCAAGCGATCTAGTGACAGGGGAACTTGCTGTCAATGTTGCTGATAAAAGATTATTTACTGAAGATAACACTGCGACTGTCGTTGAGCTTGGCACAAACCCAAGCTCTATAACGACAGGCGCTATTACTGCGTCTGGTACCGTTACATTCAACGGACAATTGATAAATGCTAATGCAGCCCTTACTGGGGGTGCTATTGATGGCGTAATTATTGGTAATACCAGTGCGGCAGCTATAACAGGATCCACCGTCACTGCGTCCACTGGTTTTGTCGGTGGATTAACCGGAAATGTCACTGGAAACCTTACTGGCAACGTGACAGGAAACGTCACCGGAAATGTTACTGGCGATCTTACTGGTAATGTTACGGCAAGCAGCGGAACGACTACGCTCCATAATCTCTCGCTAAACGGAACGGTTGATTTTAATGCTGC